CAAATGCGGTAATGAAAGATATAGCCGAAAGTGCCGAAACAATTGCTAAATTTGGAGCAGATAATCTTGAAAGTATTACAAAAGCCGCAATAAAAGCTAGACAACTTGGATTAAATTTATCAACAGTTGATAGTATAGCAGACAGTTTATTAGACTTCCAAACATCATTAACAAGTGAAATTGAAGCATCGGTAATGATTGGTAAAGATTTAAATTTCCAAAAAGCTAGAGAATTAGCGTTAAGTGGTGATTTAAATGGTATGATGGAGAATGTCACAAAACAACTTGGAGGACAAGCTGAATTTAATAAATTAAATGTATTACAAAGGAAATCATTAGCTAAATCACTTGGATTAGAAGTTAAACAAATGGAAAAATTAATATCTGCTCAAGATAAATCAGTCGTTCAACAAAAATCATTTGCAGATTTAGCTGGTAAGGATGGAATGTCAGCATTAACTAATATTACGAATCAAGTTAAAGAATTAGGTGCACAATTTTTATTAAAATTTGGACAACCTTTAGAAGATGCTGTTAAAGCATTTAGCGAAGAGTTTATGACAGAGGAAAATATTGCAAGAGTAAAAACATTTATAGAAAATTTTGCTGATACTGTAACAAAGATAGTAAAAGGTGTTGGTAAAATATTTAAATTTTTTACAGGTTTAGCTAATTTATTTTCTTTAAATAACTTACTTGTAACTGCAATGACAGGTTTAGGATTTATGGCGGGTGGTCCTTTGGGTGCTGCAGCAGCAGGTACAATTACGGCCGCACTTACTCCTGATGATGGTACGGGTAATGTTAATGATTTCAAAAGTTCAGGAGGCTCTCATTTAGTCGTTACACCAACGGGTAAAATGTTAAAGACAAATCCAAAAGATACGGTATTTGGAACTACAGCTGTTAATGATTTTGCATCTGGACCAGAAGCTAGTTTATCTATTAATGGTGTTAATAATAAAGAAACGGTTGGACTATTAAGAAATATTGAAGAAAAAATGGAAACTTTAATAAATGAAACAAAAAGAGGACCTGATAGAATGGTAGCAGGTCTTGGGGATTTATAGTGAGTTTATCAAATCTAAAAAGTGTATTTCAAGAAGAATTAAAAAATAATATTGAATCATTTTCATCAAATAGAATAACTGGTGTAAATGATACAAAGTTAACAAAATTCACTAGACCTCCATTAAGTGAATTAATAGGAGAATCACCACTTGATGGGTTGAATTGGTCAACATTATATAATCCAAACCATACACCAATTGATGGTGTTGGTTATAATTATCCAAATGCAAGTAGAGATAAATTAAATATAAGAAACCCTCAAGATGGTAGATTTGGACTTGCAAATTCATCAAGAACATCAGTAATTAGTATGGTTGGTAAATTTTTAGGTAATGGTCCAACACAATCTTTTGATTCAACAGAATTTTTAAAAGATGCAGGAAAAGAACCATATATAGTTAGTAAAATACCTTCAAGTTCAGATAGTGGAATAAATGGAAGATTAAATAATTTTGGTGGTAGAGATTTTCCAATAAATAGATTATTAACTGATGCTATTAGATTAAGTAAATTTTTAACATCACCTGCAGGTGTAGCTTTTGCACTCAAACAAAATTTTCTTGGAAGAAATTCAAGTGTTCAATATCTTGATATAGGTGGTGAAATTAGACAATCAAGTCAAAGGTTTAAGGAGTTATACAATCCATTATCAACTATAATACAAGCTGGATTTAGAGCTGGTGGAGTTCCTGTTAGTTTATTTGATAAAACAGAACCTGGTTTGAGTACTTTATTTGGTGGAGACCAATACGGAAATACTAATTTAATTGGTGGAAATGTTCCTTATGATATTAATAAATCATTCACAGATGGTTTAAGTATAGCCACTGCAACTGGTGGTGTGCCAGGAGGAGGATTTGGTGATTCTTTAAAAGAATTTGGAAATAAATTAAAAAGTAATTTAACAGGTGAATCAGTAACTATAAAAGAAAAATCAGAAGGTGGTGATTTATTTACCAATGTAACTTTCAGAGATAATCTTCCTGAAAACCCAATGGCTCAACAAACTTTGAAAGACGCTTATGGTGAATCTGGTAGAGATATTTTAGAAGAAGAAAAAAATGGAATGCCATTCTATTTTAAAGATATGAGAACTAATGCTTATATATTTTTTAGAGCATTTATTGAAGGATTGACAGAAAACATCTCACCATCTTACGCTCCACATAATTATCTTGGAAGAAGTGAACCTGTTTGGACTTATGAGAGAGCTGAAAGAGAAATATCAATGACTTTAAAACTTATGGCACAGACAAAAGAAGAATTGGGAAATATATATAAAAAATTAGATAGGTTAACATCAATGTGTTATCCTGAATATATTAATGAAGGTGCGGTAGGTTATGGAAATAGAATGAAACCACCATTGGTTAAACTCCGATATGGTGAATTATATGGAAAAGAAAATAAAGAATTAATGGGATATATTAAATCAATATCTTACTCGATAGACCAATCATCAACTTATGAAACAGAAGTTGGTGCTAGAGTACCAAGACATATACTTGCAACAATTGGATACCAAGTTATTCACGACAAAGCTCCAAGATTAGGTACAAAATTTTATGGGATTAATCAATAATGGCTAGATACGAAAATACAAAAAAACAAAGAAAGAATAATAAAGATTATTATTCCACTACTGTTTACAAAAAAGTAAATGAAAAAAATAGTGATGGATATTTCATCGCTACTGAAGGTGATAGGTGTGATAATTTAGCACAAAGATTCTATGGTGATTCATCATTATGGTGGTTTATAGCACGAACTAATAATCTAACTACAAACAACATACCAGCAGGAACATCAATCAGAATACCAGCAAATACACAAGACGCTGAAGGGTTTTAAAAATGATAAATAAAAGATTATTTGGTAGTCCAATATCAGGTAAAGTTAAGAAAAAACTTGAAGATAGACAAAGAGTTGCAGGTGAAGTGGCTCCTGGTGAATCCATTGAAGCAGTTTTTCCTGATAAAAATGGAAACAATCAAGCAGACTTATCATCAAGAACACCCTTTATCAGAATGTGGACAAGTGTTAAAATAGTTGAACCTGCTAAAGTGGCTGAAGTATTAGAAGAAATTGACAATCCAGATGAAGTTGATAATAAAACCTCAAAAAAGTTTAGAAATGAAAAAAACCAAAAAAAATTAAAAGAAATACAAGAAACATATCCCAATGCACTAATTACTAAAATAGATGGTAAGTACTATATTACAACACAAGAAAGACCTCAGGTTGACCACGCAAGAAGAACATATATCATTGGTGATTATAATTATCAAACAAGTTATGGTGAACTTACACCTAATGAAATAGTGGGTACTGATGGATATACTTTTACTGAAGATAGTGGAATTTATGGAATAATACCAACTGAATTAGAAAAAAATCCATTAATGAAACCACAAGCTGGTATTACAGGTCTTACTTCAGAAACTGACGGAACATTGGGTGTTAGAAAAAAAACAATAGTTAATTTCGTAGTTCATAATTTTTATGATTTTGATAAAATTTACAATAGATACTTTTTAAAACCAGGTGCTACAATATTTGTAGATTTTGGACATAGTAGTGTTAAGAATTTATATAATCCACAAGAATTAATTACAAGCTCTGTACCGATTAGTGAATATCTTTATGGAGACCCTAGCAATATTGTTCCAGGTTATGATGATGTAGATGGATATTATGTTGAGGACAGAAACGAAGCTTTAGGTCAAGTAACAAAATATCAAGGTGATTTAGAAGTTATTCAAGGTATTGTATCTGATTATAATGCAAAAATATTACCAAATGGTAGTGTGGAATGTTCAGTTACATTAATTTCTACCAATTCTGCACTTTTAGATTTTAAAACAGATAAGTCTACAACAATGCACATCAAAGATATTTTAACTCGTGCTACTTTACTTTTAGGACTTGAGGCTACATTAAATAATCAAATCCAAGAACCTACTGAAGAGGTAGTAACACAACTTACCTCTGATGCTAAGGATATACTTTTAACGCCAAATTTTGATTCGAGTGCTGAAACCATTGAACAATATGAAAAGAACTTAGCTCAACTAGCTTTTCTTAATTTTGGTGGTGCAGATTTAACTCCAACAGATGATTCCATTAGAACTGGTGTATTTGTCAATAGTAGAGAGGCTGATGATATTTATGTGAGTTGGGGTTTCATTGAGGATATTATTTTTAATCAAAACTTTGGTTTTGGTAATGGTGGTGATGATATAAATGAAGGAAAAAATCTTCAAGTTAGAATGGATTCATCAAATTCATTTACAACTTGGGACAATGTGTTTACAAATAGACAAAAAACATTATCAAAAGTACCTGAAGAACCACCTGTATTTCTTTATCCTGATTGGTGGGGAAATTCAGACCCTGAAGATGGGGGTAAAGGTTCATATAGTTACTTTAATAAAAAGTATCCATTTGTTTATCCAGATGGTGAAGACCATACAAAATTCGATGCGGGTATTGGTAGTGAGGAGTCTCAAGGTAAAAGAAGAATACCAATTCGTGAGGTTTTTATTAATGTAGAGACTATAATAAATGCATTTAAAACTAATGAAACTGTAAAAAAATCGTTAAATGATATTCTTAAAGCAATAAATGAAGATAGTGATGGGGTTTTTGATTGGAAATTTATAACTGGTGGATTGGATTCAGAATTGATAATAATTGACTCCAATAGACCTGACATTACTCAAAGAATATTAGATTCTGGTATATCAAATTCAGAAACTGAAGAGCCTGATGAATTTGCAAATTTATTTAAATTTAACATTATGTCACCAAATTCAATAGTAAAAGATTATAATTTAGAACTTAATTTACCAACAGGTGATATTGGAAATATGTACGCCATTCAAGGTATGAGTCACGAAAACAATATATTCCCATTAAATGAAGATATTCATAGAGTGGTTCAAACCGCTGATTTAGATAAACAATCTTTATCAATCCTTTATGAACCTGACAATGGTGGATATAGAAGTAGTCAAATTGATGCAAAAGAAAATAAAAATGCTAACAATATTGATATTTATGCAGGAGCTAAATCTTTAATAGATTCAAATATTTATAAAACATCTGCTATTAGAAATACACAAGATATTATAGTTGCAGGTGGTGAAAAAAGAAATCCAGAAGGTGGTTTAAAAGAAGCACCTATATCAATACCTAGACCGACTAAAATAACAAAAGAACAACAAAATAAATTGATAGAGCAAAATAATGATTTATTAATACGAAGAGGAAATAAAGTTGCGGTTAGTTTTAAAGATTATTTTAGATTAATAGAAATACAAGAAATTAATTTAAAAAACAAGTCTATTTTACTTCCATATACTTTATCATTAACCACTTATGGAATTGGTTCAATTCAACCTGGTGATACATTTAGAGTGGATTATTTACCAAAACAACATTTTAAAAACTCTTATTTACAGACAATGAAAGTAGCACATAATGTAAATTCCGATGGGTGGTTTACTATATTAGAAACTAAATATAGACCCATAAAAAATAACACTGAAACAATAATAAAAGACATTGATAGAGAAAAAGTATTTTTATCACCAAAAGTATTGAACAATTTAAATTTGAAAGGTTTTGCACTAAATGGGGAAAAGGTAAAAATGGAAACATTATTACCTTTTATGACAAATTTAAAAATACAAGATAATAATAGAAATAACATTGATTTAGTTTTTACATTTAAAGCTTCAACTAAAAAAACATTTAAGCTTGATTTTGGGGGTGTGGTTGATGGTTATGGTATATCATCTAGTAATAATGTAGATGTTGGCACTGCCAGATATATTGATTTTAATGGTAAAGTAAAAGGTATTAATAATATATTAGGTGAAAAGTATATTGATGATGCTCGAAAAACTTTACCTAATAATGGTGTACAAGGTATAATACCACCAATTATCGAAATGGAAAATAATAAAGAATATTTTTTAGTAATTCAAAAAGGATTCCAATTTATAACCGACAGCGAAACTGTCATTACGGCTTTTGATAAAGCTCCAAGACGTTCAACTCCAGGTAAAGGATATTCTGCATAAAAAAAGCTTGTTTTATTAAAATAAATGTTGTATATTGAAGTACAATGTATTGTATTATACCTATATTTAAAGAACCATTCTTACATCCATTACATAAAGATAATGGATTATCAGCACTATGGTGTAAAGAAATATCCAAAAAAGAACCAATGTTTATCATTGAACAACATCCTGATTCAGATAAAATGATGGAGGATTACAAATGGTTAAATGATTATACGATTTTAACTCGTGATAAAAAATTATTGAATCATTTTTATAAATTCGACACTGTTGTGGATATGAATTTCTTACATTGGATAGATACAGGTAAACCATTTGAAAACAATGTTCGTAATAATGCAATAGATTTCTTGAGTAATAAGTTCTACAATGTAAAAAAACTTAACGAAATCATACCATTATCGAAACATAATGAGTATTGTAGTGATGTTTATGAGAAGATGGTTAGACCATATGTTGGTGGAACTGATGATTATTATATGAATGATTTCATAGAAGCCTTTGGTTCAATTGAAAAAAATGGTGTAAAGGTATCCAATGATGTATGTGATATATTTGATGAACGAGTAAGAAAACACATATCAGATAGTAAGTTATATAGTAATTACAATCTATGGACAACAACAGGTCGTCCAAGTAATTCATTCGGTTCAGTTAACTTTGCAGCTCTACCACCTGAAAAGAGAAAAGCTATAGTGGCTGAAAACGATTATTTGGTTGAAATGGATTATGATGCATATCATTTAAGAATAATTTCACAATTGGTTAAGTATGATTTTGGTAAAGATTCAGTTCACGAACATTTGGCTAAACACTATGAATGTTCATATGAGGAATCAAAACAAAGAAGTTTTCAATTATTATATGGTGGAATTGATAAACAAACCAGAGAAAAAGTTCCATTTTTTGATTTAACATACAAATTTATAAATAACAAATGGGATGAAATAAATAAGAATAAATACATTTTAACTGATATTTATAGACGGAGAATAGTATTAGAAAATTACAATGATTTGAATAAGAGTAAATTGTTTAATTATTTAATTCAAGCATTGGAAACAGAATTGAATGTTAAGAAGATTTTATTAATTCAAGACTATTTATTAGATAAGAAGACTAAATTGGTTTTATACGGATATGATAGTTTCCTATTCGATTTTTCAAAACAAGATGGAGTTGAAACTTTGAAAGAAATCAAAAGAATATTAGAAGTTAAAACCGATGTACCAGGTGATACAGAACCTTATTTTTACACCAAATCAAAAATGGGTTTAAACTATGGTGAAATGCAAGACATTACGGAAAGGTTATAAATGCAACATATTTCAGAAATCATTGAAGATATATTAGTAGAATGGGCATATCGTGTTCACGATGGAATGCCTAATCCAAAAAA